CCTCCGCTATCTGGTCGGCCGGACAGTTGGACCCCGCCGGAGACCGTTGCCATGGACGAGCCCCTCAATCCATCCACCGCAGACCAGTTCGAGGCGTCGCGCCGCGCCACCGCCGACGCCAACGCGAAAGTCGGGGTTGGACCCCTCAATCCGTCCGTCAATGACCAGGTCAATGACACGCGCCGCGCCAGGGCCGATGTCGACGCGAAGACCGAGCCCGACCGCCGCGCTACTGAAACGAAGCGGGTCGACGACGCCAAACGCGCCACGGATACGCAGGCCAAGACCGACTTTTTGAGGCCTGGCATGGTCAGTGCTGATCCCATCCTTACCCCGGAGCGCGCCGCCGCGGATGCCCAGAACGACGCTGCGAGGCAGGCCTTCATTGATCCGCAGCCGTCCAAGGTGCTCGCCCCGGAACCTGCCGCCGCCAATGCCGAGGCCAAGCGCCTCGCCGATATCAGGGAAGTGAATGCCGCGGCCGAGCCCGGACGCTTTGCCCCTTCCACCGATTTCGCCATGCAGACCCGCCCCGATGGCGCGCCCATGTCGGCGAAGGACACGCTCCGGGCCTACGAGGACGAGGTGCTGGGCGTTCGCGCCGGCCGTATCAACGGCGAGGTCGAGCGCGGCCACGGCTCGCCATGGGCGGCACTTTCTCCGGAACTGCGTGCGCGCCACGCCGCGCTGGAGCGGCTGGTGGTCTGCGAGAAGGCGGTTCAGGACGCCGATGTCGCACTGCTGAAGGCACAGTCCGAGCACGACGCCGCAACCCGCATGGTCGACGCCGCGACCAAGGCAGTGGCCCGTCCGGCCGATCCCGTCGATGGCCGGGCGCCCGCCGGCAATCTTCCGGTCTACGGCCCGACCGTCGCCGAATGGGTCACCTCCGGCCACCGGGCCAGCGACTATCCGCCCCCCGGCTATCTGCCGCGCAGCACCAAGGACGAGATCGACAGGGCGATCGCCGAGCAGGACAAGTCGGGCCCCAAGCCCTTCAACCCGACTGAGATGCGTCCGGTCGACAACGGATTCCCCCATGGCTGATGGCATGATGGGCGGGATGATGGACGCCGTCGGCTCGCTCGGGCTCGGCGGCAAGCTCGGCCAGCAGGTCGCGGGTGAGACCGAGGAACAGCGCAAGCGCCGGATGCAGCAGTTGCAGCAGGCCCAGTTGCTCGGCCCGGCCGGCTCGATGGCGGTGACCTCGCTGCTCGGCGCAAACGGTGGGAAAAGTGCTGGCTATTAGCCCCAAGGCGCGGATCGAAATCGACATTGCCGAGACATGGCAAGCCCGGGCATTGCGCGCCGCACAGGGCCGCACCGCCATGGTTCTGCTGTCGGTGCTGGCGCACAATTACGACGATGCCATGCTGCCGCTGCTACAGGTCACGTTCCCCGGCTTCGTCTCGATCACCGCGCCTTTCCTGTGCAGCGCCGGCCGGATCCAGAAGACCGGCGCGGTCACCGCCGACCTGGTCACGGTGACCGGCCGGGTGGCGAAAAGCCGGGTGTTCTACAAGAACGAGATCGAGCTGCGCGACGACTTCCGCCGCTTGGCCGACGGCCTCAAGCTGTGCGACTCCGAGCGCGAGCAGCTCTTCGTCTGCGTGCAGCGCTGGGTTGTTGCCGATCGCCGCCTCGATCCTTTGATGAACCCCAGAGATCCGGACGCGAAACGGCTGGTGAACTGATGGCGAGCGCCTCCGCGACCAGTCTGGTTGCCTACGACGCGCAAACGCTGACCACGGCATCGCGCCAGATCAGCGACCGCGAGGGCCAGATCGTCGCCGGCATCCTGCGCGAGTTCTCAGCGATGCAAAGCGCGCGCGCCCTGACCGGCGGCCATTGCGAGGAGGTCTCCGAGCTGATCCTCCCGACCAGCCGCAACACCTTCTTCTACCAGAGCTACAACACCCCGGGCGCCAAGAAGACCCAGCAGCAGGTCGACTCGACCGGCGCGCTGGCGCTGCACCGCTTCTGCGCCATCGCCGATAGCCTCGTGACGCCGCGCAACATGCAATGGCATGGCCTGCAGGCAGACGATTACGTGATGAAGGACCGGATGACGCGGCTCTGGTTCGAGACCCAGACCAAGCTCCTGTTTCGCCAGCGCTACGCGGCCCGCGCCAACTTTGCAGCTCAGAACTACAACAACTGGCAGGGGCTGGGCGCGTTTGGCAACTCGATCATGTATGTCGACCGCTTCGACAACCGCTGGCACGGCGGCGGCCGCGGCCTGCGCTACAAGTCGGTGCCGTTCGGCGAGACCTTCTTCGGCGAGAACCACCAGGGCAAGGTCGACCGCATCATCCGCTGGTTCCGGCTGACCCCGTACCAGGCCGTGCAGAAATGGGGCATGGACCGCCTGCCTGAGAACCTGCGCGCGCCGCTCGCACAGGATTCGCAGTGGGGCTACAATTTCCTGCATTGCGTCCGGCCGCGCGGCGACGATTACGATCCGGAGGCGCTGGACCACCGCCGTTTTCCGTTCGCCTCCTACTACGTCTCGATCGAAGGCCGCTGCCTGATGTCGGACGAGAGCGGCTATCGCGTCTTTCCCTACGCGGTCAGCCGCTATGACCAGACCCCGGGCGAGGTCTACGGCCGCGGCCCGGCCATGCTGGTGCTGCCCAGCTTGAAGACGCTCAACCTCGAAAAGCAAATCTTCCTGAAAAGCGGCCACCGCGCCGCCGACCCGGTCCTATTGCTCGCTGACGACGGCATCACCGCGATGAACCTGCGGCCCGGCGCGCAGAACAAGGGCGGCGTCACCGCCGACGGCAAGGTGCTGGTGCACACGCTGCCCGTCGGCGATATCCAGATCAGCGAGAAGATGATGGGCGAGGAACGCTCGATCATTGACGACGTGTTCCTGGTCAGCCTGTTCAAGGTCTTGAGCGAAAATCCGAACATGACCGCGACGCAGGTGATTGAGCTGGTCAACGAAAAGGGCATGCTGGTCGCGCCGACGCTGGGCCGGCAGCACACCGAATATGTCGGCGGCATGGTGCCGCGCGAGCTCGACCTGATGGACAACATGGGCATGGTCGAGCGCCCGCCGCCGCGCCTGCTCGAGGCGCTGCGCAGTCAGGGCGGCCTCTCCGCGATCGAGGTCACCGACACCTCGCCGCTGTCGCTCGCCGCCGCAGCCGGCAAGGCCGCCGGCTTCCTGCGCACCATCGAGCAGGTCCGCGAGCTCGTCAACGTGACGCAGGACCAGAGCCTGCTCGACCCGTTCGATTTTGACACGGCGACGCCGGAGATCGCACGCATCAACAACGTGCCCGAGGCGTGGATGGCGGACGACAATCAGGTTGCTCAGAAGCGCAAGGCGCGCGCGCAAGCGCAGAAACAGCAGCAGGATATCCAGGCCGCGCCGGCGCGCGCCGCGATGATGAAGGCCCAGGCCGCGCTGCAGGCCTCGGCGCCGCCGAATGCGCAACAGCAGCCGGGCATGTAATGAACCGAGAACAAGCCGTTCAGGCCTTCACCGATTGCAAGCGGGCCTATGAACTTGCGTTCAGGACACCAGCCGGCGAGGCGGTGCTCACCGACATGGCGCCGTTCTGCCGCGCCCAGGAGACCTGTGTTGTGCCGGGCCAGCGCGATCTCACCTATGTGTTGGAGGGCCGCCGCGAAGTCTATTTGCGAATCCGTGACTATCTCGATCTCACGGTCGAACAACTGATCGAGAAATACACCAAGACCATCAAGCCCCCGGAAGGATAAGGCACAATGCACTACCTCAATTTTCATACTGGACGTCCGCGCTTTCATTTCGAGGAAGCCGGAGCGGGTGGCGGCGATGCAGCAGCCGCTGCTGCCGCAGCAGCCGCCGCAGCCGCCGGCGGATCAAAGCCGTGGTATGACGGCAAGGTCGACGCCGAGACGCTGGGGTTCTGGCAGAACAAGGGCTACGACGTCACCGACCCGGCCAAGACCGCGGCCGCGCTGACCACGCAATACCGCAATCTCGAAAAGCATATGGGCGCGCCGCCCGACCGGATCCACCGGATGCCGAAGGCCGACGCCGCGCCGGAAGAGTTCGCCACGTTCTGGCAGGGACTCGGCGCGCCGAAAGAGGCGAAGGACTACGACTTTTCCGGCATCAAGCTGAACGGCGCCGACCTGCCGCCGGCCCTGGCCGATGCGATGCGCGCCGGTCTCGCGGCCGCCTTCGTGCCAAAGGACAAGGCCAGCGCGATCGTCACATCGGTGGTCAAGGCGATGGAGTCCGACACCACCAGCAAGACAGTGATCGACACCGCCAAGCTCGCCGAGGAGCACAACAAGCTGGCGCTGAATTGGGGCGGCAAGGATTCGGCCAAGTACAACTTCAACCTCCTGCAGGCCAATGAGGGCGCGCGCCGCGCCGGCATCTCGCAGGATGCGGTCAAGGCGATGGAGCAGGCCGCCGGCTACGCCAATGTGATGGAGCACTTCCGCAAGATCGGCGCCAACACCTCGGAGGCGACCTTCGTCGAGCGCGATGGTGGCGGCGGCAACGGCGTCAACACTCGCGAGGGTGCGATGTCGCGCAAGGCTGAACTGATGTCCGATCCGGCCTGGGCCAAGAGATTCACATCCGGCGACGCCGAAGCGGCGCGCGAATATCACCGGCTCAACGCCATGATTGGAGAATTTTGATGGACACGGAACAGACTGTTGAAGCGCCCGCCGCCGCCCCGGCCAAGAAGAAGGTCAAGGCCAAGGTCAAGGCGAAAAAGCGCCAGGCTGCGCCTGCTGAAATCCTTGCCCCCGCCGACGGGATCTATACCGGGCTGACGGTGGCGGACTGCTGCGACGCCTGTAACGCCGACGGCTGCGTGATCTCCGGCAAGCCCTATTGCGCCCACCCGCGCAAGGGCGGCCTGCATTCGGCGCAGATCAGCGACCCGGCCGCGCTGAAGCGGCTCAACCACTCCAAGCGTATCCTCGGCAAGCAGATGCTTGAGGCCCGCTCGGAATAGATGTGCGTCGACTGGAACCAAGCGGGCGCGCCATGGTCGCGCCTGCGGTTCCAAGGAACTGCCGGCTCCCGCAAGGGACAAGCCGCGACTATCTATAAAAGTGACAGTCCCCGCAAGGACAAGGCTGAAGGTTTGATGGTCCCCGCGCGATCTCTCGCATGGGCAAGGCCGCTGACGTTCATCCGAACTCTTTGAAGCGGGATAGCCATGTCCGAAAATCTTCCGAAAATCTTCACGACCCAGTTTTCCGACGTGCTTGCGCTCAAGCTGCAGCAGAAGGTCTCGATGCTGCGCGGCACCGTCATGGAGGGTTTCCATGTCGGCAAGCAGGCCTCGCCGATCCAGTACATCGGCGCCATCCAGATGAAGACGCCGCAGGGCCGCTTCTCTCCGATCGCGCGCCAGGACGTCGACTTCACCAGGCGCTGGGTGTTCCCGGTCGACAAAGACGCCCAGCAGCTCATCGACACCTTCGACAAGCTCAAGACCGCGATCGAGCCGACCTCGCAATATTCCGATGTCGCCGCTGCCGCGGTCGCCCGCGAATGGGACGACCGCATCATCGCCGCGGCGTTCGCCACCGCACAGATCGGAACCGATGGCGCCTCGTTCTCGACCGAGACGTTCTCGACCGCCAACTGGCAGGTCGCCTCGACCTTCGGTTCGGCTGCTGCGTCCGGTCTCACCGTGGCCAAGATGATCGAGGCCAAGCGGATCCTGCGCAAGGCCCAGGTGCCGCAGGACGAGCCCAAGACGTGGATCACCAACAGCCAGGGCGAATCCGATCTGCTCAACCAGGTGCAGGTGGTCTCGACCGAGTTCAACGACCGTCCGGTGCTGCAGGACGGCGTGGTCTCCCGCTTCCTCGGCTTCGAAATCAAGTATTCGGAGCGCCTGACCTCGACCTCGAACGTACGCCAGAACATGGCATACGTGAAGTCCGGGCTCTATCTCGGCATCTGGAAGGATACCGAGAACGACATCGACCGGCGCAAGGATCTGACCAGTCTGCCGTATCAGATCTACACCATGATGTCGTCCGGAGCGACGCGGCTGGAGCCCGGCCGCCTGCTGCAGGTGCTGTGCGCCGACACCTCCGCCGCCGCCGACGTGACGCCGTAAGGAGGGCCAGATGGCAGATCATTTCGTCAGCCTGACGCGCGGCCTCGAGGGCAGCATCTACGCCGACTTCACGACTGGAGCCGCCTCCAGCGGATCGGTCTTCGTCGAACTGCGGGTCGGGGATGCCTCCACCGTCCCGACCACGCCGACGCGGGTCGAGATCATCAAGGCTCTGGAAGCCTTCGAGCGCTTCTTTTCCAATCCTCAGCAGGTCAGCGCCGCTGGCTTCGTCGTCACCGGCTAACAGGAGCAGCACAACATGGCTGGCCACAACCTAAAATCCGCCTCGATCACCAACCTCGACGGCGCGACGGTCATCACCGCGAACACCATCGGCGAGGGCGGCCCGGGCTTCGAAACGATCATCAATGACTTCGTCACCACGGTCTCGGCCGACGACACCACCTCGACCTATCGGATGGTCCGCTTCCCGACCAACGCTAAGGTCAAGGATCTGAAGATCTACAGCGCGATCGCGACCGCCGGTTCGGCCGACCTCAATATCGCGTTCTCGGACTCACTGACCGACGGCACTCCGGCAGCGTTCAATGCGCTGGCTAATCCGATCGTGCAGCTTGCCGGCCCGGTTAGCAACAAGCTGTTCGGGGCAGCTCAGTCGCTGGTCGCGACCGTGGCGGCTGGTCCGATCATCCCGAACGCTTTCAAGGGCACATTCACGCCGGCGATGCAGAACATCCCGATGTGGCAGAACCTCGTCACCCTCGGCGCCACCCAGTTCACCACTGACCCCGGCGGCTTCTTCGACATCTTCATCTCGATCACCACCACGATTACCACCGGCGGCGTGGTCTCCTGTGAACTCCGCTACGTGGAATAGTCGATGGCGCAGAACCAGTTCATCAACGTAACTGCCGACCTCGGCGCGTCAAAGAAGCCGGACCTTCTCGACCACCGCCATTCGATCGGTCCCGGGGCGGCAGCCGCCGGCGACCTGACGGTGAGTTGGGACAGCGCCAAATTCCCGACGTTGAACACGGTCAAAGGGGCGCTGACAGCGATCCTGAAGCAGCTCGCCGGCCAGCTCCCGCCGTAGGAACCGCATATGTCCGCAACCGGCGACAGCAAGACGTTCTCCAACATCGGAGCCACCACGGCATCCTTCGCGCTGTTCGGCGGCAAGTATGCAATCTCGGCCAAGGCCACCGGTGCCGGCACAATGGGGCTGCAAGCCGTGGGGCCAGACGGCTCCACGATGATCGCGGTCCACACCGCGTTCGCGGCCGTGACCGGCTTCATTGTGGCCGACCTTCCGCCAGGCCAGTACCAGTTCGTCATCGCCACCTTCACTGCGGTTTTTGCCTCGATCACCCGGATTCCAAACTGATAGTGCGTTGCCTGCCCGGGGCGGTTCCATGAACGTCCGGGCATGGGAACATACCAGACGCCGATCGACATCTGTAATCGGGCGATGCAGCACCTCGGTGCCGCCAAAATCGATCCGCAGCTCGGCTTCACGGAAATCTCGGTCCAGGCCGCCGAATGCGCGACCGCCTACGATAAGGTGAGACGCGCCGAGCTGCGCAAGGAATTCTGGCGGTTCGCGATCCGCCGCACCGTGATGCGGCCCATCAATACGCTGGCGGTTCGCGGCTCGGCCTTCATTACCAATCCGATCGTTTCCGGCACCCCGGTCTCGCCGACTATGCTGCTGGCCCCGGCGCTGTGGAGTTCGACCACCACCTATTCGTCCGGCGCGCTCGTCATCGACGCCTCGACCTCGATCTGGCAATCCCTAGCCCCGGCTAATATCAATGCGGCGCCGGGCAACTCCTCGATCTGGGAGCAGTATACCGGACCGCTGACCGTCGATGCGTGGCTGGCCACGACAGCCTATTTCGAGGGCGATCTGGTCTACGTCGCGCCGGGCGACGGCACCTATACGGTCTACCAGTGCCTGCAGCCCGGAAATCTCGACGTCCCCGGCACCGCCTCGGCATGGTCGACGACGCAGGTCTATGCCAAGGATGAAACTGCGCTGTTCTCCGCCGTGCTTTACCAGAGCCTCGTTGATCTGAATTACGGCCAGTCCCCGGCGACCTCGCCGGCGCAATGGACCACCGTCATCACCTCTGGGACCTCGGCGACGTCGTGGCGCGTGCTCAGCGTCGCGCTGCAGCCCATCGTTCTGGCCTATCCGGTCGGGTCCGGACCGTCGACCCAGACCATGGCGCGCAATGTCTACCGCCTACCGTATGGCTTCCTGCGCGAGGCTCCGCAGGACCCGAAGTCCGGTGCGATCTCCTACCTCGGTGTCATGGGCAACCTGACCTTCGACGACTGGACGCTCGACGGCAATTATCTGACCTCGGCGCAGTCCTATCCGATCCTCTACCGTTTCGTCGCCGACATCACCAACGTCACCCAGTTCGACGACCTGTTCGCCGAGGCGCTGGCCGCCAAGCTCGCCTATGAGACGTGCGAGCCGATCAAGCAGTC